TCTCTTGCGAAATGTCAATCAAAACACGTTTGCAATCCAAAAAAAGCAAAACAAATCACTTTTATTTAGACTAATTAAACATAAACAACATGAGAGGAGGTGACAGAAAATCTAAATCAGTAGAACAACATAAGGCCGATGGAACCTACCGAGAGGATAGGCACGGAGGCAAAGTAAAAGCACCAACAGTGGAAGCAATCGAACCGCCTGCTTATTTCAAGGGCGAACATCTTGATAAATGGAACGAGGTTTGCTCGAATTTGCGCGAATTTGGAATCTTGGCAGTTCAAGACAGGGATTCAATAGAAACCTATGTTTCCTCTATCCTTCTTCAGAAAAAAGCATGGGTTCAAATTCTTGAAAATGGCTTTGAGGTGGAAGGTTACCCAAACCCTGCAATAAAAATCTACCAAAACCTTGAAGGCATTATAAAACCCCTACGGGAGCAGTTCGGATTCACGCCAAGGGCAAGACAGGGCATGCAAACGAAGGCAAAGGAGCCTGAACGAGTTGATCCTATCCTTGCCTTTCTAAATCCTGTAAAAAAGAAGTATGATAAAGCTGTATGATAAATACATTAAAGATGTTAAATCAGGCAAAGCCAATGTGTGCAAATACGTACAGCAAGCAGTAGATCGGCAGTTGTCAGACTTGCAGCGCGAAAAGTCGGCAGACTTTCCGTACTACTTCGATAAAACGGAAGCTGCCAGGTGGTTGGGGTTCGTTTCAATACTTCGCCACACATCAGGTGAATGGAAGGGATTAAATTTCAGCATACAAGACTTTCAGGCTTTCCGTTGGGCAGTATTATTCGGATGGCAAAGGAAAGACGGAAACGGCAGACGCTTTCGGAGAGCATACATAGAAGTTGCAAGAAAGCAAGGCAAGACAGAAGAAGCGGCGGCCATTGCCTTGGGTGGGCTTCTTATTGATGGGGAAGAAACAGCGCAGATATTTTCAGCAGCAACAACCAGACAGCAGGCCAAGATTGTCTATGGTGCAGCAAAAATAATGGCACGAGAACTGAAAAAAGATAGTCCTGCTATTGATGGGATTGTTCGCCTATTAGCACATAGAATCCTGAACACTGGAACAGATTCTTTCTTTGAAGCGCTATCTTCCGATGCTTGGACGCTTGACGGACTTTCCCCACATATTGCCATAATTGATGAATTTCACGCACACCCCAACAATGAGGTACTAAAGGTAATCGAAACAGGGATGGGTGCAAGACGCAGGCCATTGACATACATTATTACAACAGCAGGCTTTGACATCGAAAGTCCATGTTACAATCTTCGCCGGTCAGCTATTGACATTTTAAGCGGATCAAAGCAGGATGAAACATTTTTCACGGCCATCTACACACTTGATGAGGGCGATGATTGGAACGATGAAAACACATGGATCAAGGCAAACCCGCAAATAGGAATCACACCAACATGGGATTTCATGCGAAGCGAGTACACCAAGGCCATGAACGAAGGAGGACAGTCTGAAGTAGAGTTCAAGACAAAAAACCTAAACATCTGGACAACTTCCTCAAAGACTTGGATACCAGATGAAGTGTGGCAATCATGCCCAAACAGTTTTAAAGCGACCGAACTATATGGCCGTAAATGTTATGGAGGTCTTGACTTCGCCGCAGTATCAGACTTCACGGCAGCCGTTCTTGTTTTTCCACCTGATGACATAGAAAGTGGCGAGTTCATAGTCTTGCCTTTCTTTTGGATTCCTGAGGAAACCTTGAAAATCAGATCAAGGGATTATCCGGACATGAAACGATGGGTAAAAGATGGATTCATAACTGTAACGCCTGGGAATGTAACAGACTACGATTACCTGATGGCTGAAATGCACAAGATCCGAGAGACCTACACCATGCTTTCGATGGGATATGACCCACACAACGCGTGGCAAACGGTAGCGAAACTGCAAGATGATGGCTTTCCAATGGCCGTATATCGGCAAGGTTACGCTACCATGTCGCCACCTACAAAGGAGTTTGAACGCTTTGTAAAGCAAAAAAGGATCAATCATGGAGGGAACCCGGTGTTAAGATGGATGATGACAAATATTAATCCTCGTTATGATCGTGCCGAAAATATAACCCTTCATAAAATGACAAAGCATCAAAAGATAGACGGAGTGATTGCAACAGTCATTGCATTCGGTGAAATGCTATCGAATCCAACAGCAGACAGCTATTCTTCAGCGGATGCGTTCATGATATAGAAAATAATTATTGAATTTGCAATTTTTTGGCCGTATCTTTGCAGCAGATAAAAGATATGGCCAATTTTATTACAAGAATTTCAGATTCAATTTTTAAGCGTTCGGCTCCATCAAGCCTTACCAATCCATCTGAATGGCTATATACCTTACTTGGCGGCTCAAAAACACACGCAGGAGTAACAATCAATCAAGAAACGGCACTGGCTCATGCTGCCGTATTTGCGTGTTCAAAAGTCCTTTCCGAAAGCATCGCATCCCTTCCGCTTGAATTATTTCAGTATCAAGACGAGGAGACGACTAAGTTAACAAATGATTCACGTTACATATTACTGAACGCTGAACCATCGGAACTGTACACTTCTTATGACTTCCGGGCAACGGCCATGCTTCACGTTTGCTTGCATGGCAATTTCTATGCAAGTATTGTCCGTGATGGCAACAGAAGACCGGCAGAGTTGCGGATCATTGATCCTGCAACCGTTACGCCATACATTGCCAATGACGGCAATTTGTATTACAAAATCGCAAACGTTTCTACCCCAAAGAAACCATCCGAAATACTTCACGTAAAAGGATTATCAACAGATGGTATTATTGGCCGTTCTCCTATTCAGATATTCCGCGAAAATATTGGCCTTGGTATTGCAACGATTGAAACACAGGGCAGCTTGTGGAAAAACGGTATGCTTTCTATGGGTTACTTGAAACACCCGCTAAAGATGACCAGTGAACAGGTCATTGATATTCGCGAAAACTTCCGATTGAATTATTCCGGAAAAGAGAACGCAGGCAAAATGCCTGTTCTTCAGGGAGGAATGGAATACATACCATTAACCTTGAAGCCATCGGATGCAATGTTCATCGAAACGGCCAAGTTGTCAAGGCAGGACATTTGCAGCATCTACCGCGTACCTCCACACATGATCGGTGACCTTGAACGATCCACCAACAACAACATCGAACATCAGTCATTGGAATTTGTACGCGACACTCTACGTCCAATATTGAAGTCCTGGGAACAGGAATTGAACAGAAAGCTACTTTTTCAAAGCGAAAAGACCACACGCTTTTTCCGTTTCAATGTTGATGCCTTGCTACGCGGAGACACACAAAGCAGGGGCGAATATTTTACACGGGCTTTGGGTGGCGTTTCTAATCCGGCATGGATGACACAAAACGAGATCCGCGCTATTGATAACCTTAACCCGATCGAAGGTGGTGATATATTATACAGTCCATCAATGAACGGCATGGGTATTCAGCCATTGCCAGCAGAAACAACACCAACCACCGACACGAACAACGTAACGGATACACCGGACAATAACAATACCAACAATAACACCGACAACAATGGCAACGACAATCAACAAACAGACAGCAATTAAGGAGCATAGGGATTGCGTTGGAGGTATTGAGGTTCGCCAGTCCGGTGAAACCAATACGCTGCACGGTTACGCGCTTAAATTTGATGTACAGTATGACATGGGATGGTTCACCGAATCAATCAGCCGTTCGGCATTGAAGTCAGCAGACATGACAGACGTAAGGATATTGTTTAATCATGATCCATCCTTGATCCTTGGTAGAACGCTTTCAGGAACTGCGCAAGTAGGAGTAGATGAGGTTGGCCTATGGTATTCCGTTGACCTTCCAAAATCGCCAAATGGTGAAAACGTAAGGGTAGCACTTGAACGCGGAGATATTACGCAGTCTTCATGGGGCTTCTATCTTGATTCTTCATCAGGCACAGCGCCAGATGTATGGGAAATGCGAGACGGGAAAAACCATCGCACCATCACATCCGTTGGGAGAATAGTAGATGCTTCACCGGTCACGTATCCCGCCAACCCTGATACATCGGCTGCAAAACGAAGCTACGAACAGCAAGTCAAGCCTGCCGGACTAACAGCAACAGAAATTCAGGAATTAAATAATAAACGCCTTCACATCATTAACTTGATGACGGCTTCTAACCAATAAATAACACATACAAATGGTAACAGGTATTCAAAAAGTGTACGACGAACGCGCAAAAGTCGTCACACAAATGAAAGCCTTGGTTGAAGCATCAGCCAAGGATGTACGCGCAATGACAGCAGACGAGAACACGCAATATGCGAAACTTGACGCTGATTACGAAGGTTTCACCGCAACAATTCGCGCCTATGAAACGGCAGAAAAACGCGCAAACGAAGGGGCTGCAAAGATCATTGATCCGCAGCTTTACACAGTGAACACAACCGCCGCTAAGGACGATCGCGGAAAAGCAAAGGACTACGAACAGACCTTTGAACAATACTTCCGCTATGGCGCAAGCGCGCTAAGTCCAGAACAGCGCAGCATGATGTCTGAAATGCGCGGCACTTCTACCCAAGTGGTTGGTACGACCACGCTTGGAGGATACACCGTTCCTCAGGGCTTTGTTCCTGAAATTGAACGCGCTATGTTGGACTACTCTGGCATTCTTCAGGCTGCACGTGTAATTCGGACAGCAACAGGCAATGCACTACCTTGGCCAACCGAGGACGACACCACAACAAGCGCAATCCTTGTGGCTGAAGCGGCAGGGTTCACAGTTGCAGACCTGACCTTCGGGCAGACTTCATTGGCTGCCTACAAGTATGGTACTGCTGCCAAAATTTCTTGGGAACTTCTGCAAGATTCCGCTTTCGATATGTCTGCTGAACTTGCCAATGTATTCGGCACTCGTTTTGGTCGCGCTGTCAACAGTTCCTGCACAACCGGAACCGGATCTTCACAACCAAATGGCGTTGTAACCGCTTCAACCCTTGGAAAAACGGCAGCATCTGCAACAGCTGTTACCTTCGCTGAAATCCTTGACCTGAAACATTCAATTGATCCCGCATACCGCGCATCAAATTCGTTTGGTTTCATGTTGAACGATGCTATTTTGGCGGTATTGAAAAAGCTGACCATTGGCACATCTGATGGCCGTTCCTTGTGGATGCCTTCCTACGTTGCTGGGCAGCCTGACCGGATTGATGGTACGCAGTACTGGATCAATCAGGGTATGGACAGCGCAATGACCACAGGCAAGAAAATCCTGCTTTGCGGTGACTTTTCCAAGTACATCATCCGTCAGGTTCAAGACTTCACAGTATTGCGCCTTGACGAACTGTACGCGGCCAATGGCTTGGTAGGTTTCCAAGGGTATGCACGTTGGGACGCAAACTGCATCAACACGGCAGCAATCAAGCACCTGAAACTTGCGTAATCGTGAGAATCTTAATGATTGAATCCGTTGCAAGCATTGAGTTCCAATATGCGAAAAGCATGGAATACGATACAACAGACGAGATCGCAAAAGATTTGATAAAAGCAGGGTTCGCCGTAATGGTGAACCCTGCTATTCAAAAAGCGGTCTCTAACAATTCAGAAAAACAAACAAGGAAGAAATGACCGATGCGCAAAGACTATCGCTGCGTCCACCTGTGGTGGAAATGGAATGGTACAAGGGTAGTACTTTGCCCATCGTAGTTGTCGCGACCGATGAGGATGGCGTGGCCATCAACTTGACAGGAGCAACAGCAAAAATGCAGATCAAGAACGCAGCAGGAACAGTATTATTAACATTACAGACTGGTGGCACGGGGATAGCACTAACAAACCCAACGCAGGGAGAATTGACAATCAGCCCTGAAGTGGTTGGAACATCAACCCTACCACTTGATAACATCCTGTTATACGATTTAAAGGTGACACTTGCAGACACAAGCGTTTATCCTTGGTTCAGGGGAATTATTACGTTAATCGAAAAAATTACATCTTAATGACGATTAATGTAGCAGTTTCCAAGCGTGTTGTTAATATTGTTTTCCCAAGATCCATGCCTGCAAATGTAGAAGCATGGATGGATGCTTTAATTCAATATGACAGCGATGAATCAGCAAAAACAGCAGGGTTAATCGTAGGAGACTGGTACCTAACAGCAGGCAATCACATGAGCGCACCACCTGGCATCCCAAAAAAGATAATAGCATGACAAGCCAAGACACATATACGGGAGTGACGCTAACAAAATTAAACGACCTTCCTGTTGCCTTCGATGATGTCCGAAGACAATTGAGGTTAGATGATATTGCACAAGATGATGACCTGATCAGATTGTATGTTTCAGCATTATGCGAACAAGTGGAGCGATTATATTCCGTTGCCATGCTTACGCAGACAGTCGTGGAAACACATTCTTCTTTTCCTATCAACGGAAACCAAGAAATAGTACTTTCAATCAGACCAGGGCAAACCGTTTCAAGTATTCAGTACATTGATGCAAACGGCACAACGCAAACATTTTCATCATCGAAATACACAAGCTATGCCAATTCAAAGACATTCTTTGTCGTTCCAAATGTAGATTACGAATGGCCAATTGATACGGCTATCCGTCCGGATGCAGTCAGAATAACATACACACCAGGGTACGGCACATCACCATCAACTGTGCCTGCTGCTATGAGACTTGCTATATTGAACATGGTCGGTAAGATGGACGCAAACAGGGAAGATATGATACAGGAGAAAATAAACGCATCCGATATATTACTGCTTCCATTCTTCCAATTCAGATCATAATGGCCACAAAGCAAACAAATATAGGACAGCTAAACCAAAGGATAGCGATTCAACAGGAAACTGCAAGCCGGGGGGATTTTGGGCAAGAGATATTGTCTTGGAGTGACTTAACATCGTGCTGGTCATTGGTAGAGTTTTCAATGGCAGGATCAGGCGAAGGAATAGCAGCAGATCAGATAGTTGTAACAACAAGGGCAGACTTCACTATCAGATACCGAAACGATATTGACGAGAAAATGAGGATTGTTTACAATGGATCGAATTATGGCATATTAAATATAAAGAATACAGGTAGATCGGCCTACATGACAATTCAAGCGCACAAAGTAGAATGAACATAGGAAAGTACATATACGCCAAGTTAATAGCATCAACGCCGGTGACAGCATTGGTTTCAACACGTATATACCCTGTCTTGATCGGAGAAAAGGTATCTTTCCCTGCCATCGCCTACATGGTTGAAACCCTGCCAAAAGACAAGCAAAAAACACAAGCGTCAGGGCATGACACCGAAACCGTCACTTTTCATTTTTGGTCTGACATCCAACAAGGGGCAGACGGATATAATAAGATCGGGCAAATAGACGCAGCAATCCGGCAAGTGTTCGACTTCACAAGCGGAACGCTTGCAGGTATCACAGTTGAACACGGGTATTTCGTGTCTTCAAAAGACATTTTCAACGAAGATAGAATGCTGATTGGAAAGGAAGCGATCTATACCTTCATTACGAAAAATTAATGGCAATGAAGTCTACCGAAAGTAAAATGAATGAGATAATTGTCGAAATCTCAAAAGTAAACAAGCAGGTAGGGAAGACAATAAAAAACGAGCTTTCAGTAGCGGCAAAGCCAGTAGTCAGCAATCTTCAGGCAAACACACCTGTCGGAACGAGAACGCACAAACGATATTCAAATGGCAGTCTTGTTGC